TACTACTAATACTATAAAGACTATAACTACTGTAACTACTACTAATACTATAAAGACTATAACTACTGTAACTACTACTAATACTATAAAGACTATAACTACTGTAACTACTACTAATACTATTAATATATATAATAGAGTAAATATATATTAAGATATTTTAATAAATATTGGATGTTATTACGTATATATACATAAGGGAGAATAAGCAGAACTAGGAAGACTTATTTTAAGTAAGCTTCCGAGGCTTCCTCATATTCATTGACAGGGGAGGAAGAACATCTATGGAGTATCTTCAAGAGATTATATATCCTCTCGTTGTTGCTTTTTTTACTGGAATAGCAGGAATGGGAAAAATGTTTATGAATAAATTGGTGTTACGGATTGATAAATTAGAGAAGTCACAGAGACATTTTGTCGTTACAGAAGACGTTAGACAGCGCATCCATGATAGGGTAAATCCCCTAGAAAATAAGATAAACAATGTGGATGCCAAATTAGATCGGATTATTGCAATTCTGTTAGAAAACAAGCACTAAGATTTTAGGAGAGAAGTTAAATGTCTGATTTTAACGTCCTTTCAGTTGATGATTGTGTTAAGCCCAAAAGATTAGTCACTCGATTCTTTATTCATTGTTCAGCAAGTGACAATGAAAGTCCTCGATTAGAAGGTTCTTATTTAGCAGAAACAATTGATCAGTGGCACAAACAGAAGGGATGGAATGGTATTGGGTACCATTATGTTATTGATAAGAAAGGAGTTTTAGCAACAGGAAGAAGTTTAGAAAAGATACCGGCAGCCCAAGGAGGCAATAATGTTAATACATTAGCGGTATGTTGCCATGGTTTAGTTAAAGAGCGATTCACACCTTCTCAATTAGAAACACTGTATCAACTGTGTCAGCACTATGATGGGTTATATGACAATAGAGTAACCTTCCATGGACATTGTGAAGTCTCTGCAAAAACATGTCCTGTATTCGATTATAAGGCTGTTCTAATGTTAGATGAAGTAGGTCACATGCAGTATCTAACAGACGTTACGTGGGTATAATAGACCATTCATCTGTTGTAACTAGAAATAAGACGACTAATGAACTATGTTTAGATACGAAGCATATTCTTATAGGAGTCTCACTATGACAAATAAATACTTTTTACGAAAAGGAACCATTATTGGACTTTATCGTATTCAAGCCTCCAAAAGTTTTAATGATGTTAGAAAAGGAGATCTTGGAGGACATATTCGATGGAAACATAATCTATCTCAGGAAGGTAACTGTTGGATATATGACAATGCCTCCGCTATAGGCCATTCAGAGGTCACAGGAGATGCCCAATTACGGAATCAGTGTGTTGTATCGGATCATTGTAAAATAACCGGTAAATCGACTGTAAGGGACTCTGCAGTAGTAAAAGATTCAGCAAGAGTTGATGGTCATGCAGATATTTCTGGGAAGGCCACTATTTCAAGGCTTTCAGTTGTTAAGGGATATGCAGAGATTACAGATGCAGCTGAAGTAACTGATTATGTTACTGTTTCAGATGATGTACTTGTTAAAGGAAGTGCTGTGATTAAGGACAAAGCAGTTCTTTGTAACTGTGTTGAAGTAAAGGACAAAGCAGTTATCGGAGGAGATGTAGAAGTAAGGGGTTACTTAGAGATAGGTAAAAATACGGTTATCTTAGATAACGATGAATTAAAACGAATTACGGGAGAAATGGATGAATAGTCAACTAATTGCTATGATATTTAGAGAGTTAATTCAAGTCGCTAAAGAAGAAAGACAGTACAAGCGACAAGAAGATTTATTTGACAGAAGAATTAAGTACTCAGCACCTCCTCCACCGCCACCTTCTCCATCACCGGAACCTTGGCCTTATCCAATACCTTCTCCACCGCCGGAACCTTGGCCTTCTCCCTCTTCAGTACCGATGAATGAGATGCCTTATCCGGAATTTGATGAGAATCAACGATTATTGAAGGAAAATCAAAGGCTTAAGAGAGAAAAAGCATCCATTGAAGAAGCTTTTGAGATATTATATAATCGAACATTAAATGAGCCAATGAGTGATGATTACGAAGACGAAGATACTGTTGATTTTTTAGCCAAACCGCAGTTAAGTGATTGAATGAACTCTATAAAAGATTATTAACGAGAAGGAGGGATTGTTTGTGACATTACCCGCGCATGCACCAACAGATGAGACAAAGACGAAAGTAGTGACTTTAGTATCTCACGGCATTAGACAGGATCAAATAGCACAATATTTAGGTGTGTGTAAGAACACACTTATTAAGCATTACAGAGAAGAATTAGATACCGCATTAGTTGATCGTAATATTAAAGTGGCTAGATCGTTATTTGCCAATGCAGTTGATAACGACAATGTATCTGCTCAAATCTTCTGGCTTAAGACACAAGCGGGTTGGAGAGAGACAGCTCCAATTGAAGACGAACGCAGCGGTATTGGTAAGATTCAGATTGAAGTAATTCCTGCAAAACAGGAAGAACCTAAATAGTTATTTAACATTAATAAGCGGAGGATAAGATGGTAACGATTGAATTGCCATGGCCTCCGAGTGTTAATCATTATTATGCGAGTCGAGTATTAGGGAAACGTGCTATTCGATTTATCACTAAACGAGGCAAGTCTTTTCGACAGGAAGTGATAGGAATTGTTGCTCCTTATGTTGCGAAGTGTAAAGAAGAGTTTGGCGGGAAACGGATTAAGTTAAATATTAAGTTGAGATCTCCAGATAGACGGAGAAGAGACGTAGATAATATCTGTAAAGCATTACTGGATTCTCTGGAGAGTGCCGGTGCTTATGAAGATGATTCCTTGATTGACTGTCTATCGATACAGCGGGATGTTAATGACATCATCAAAGATGGGAGAGCCATTGTAACTATTGAGGCAAACACATGAAGACACTAAAGCAAATGCTAGACGTATTAAAAGTATTATTTTGTCAAATAAAACAGAAACTGTATGAAGCCTGGCTAAAGATAAAGGTATTGGGCAGGCAGTTCATTGCAACCTTTAAGCGAGCTTTTAAATAAACAATGATGAGAGGGATGTATGTCCAGAGTGATGACGCTGAAGGCAACAGTTCCTCAAGCTAAGTTTCATGCTCTAGAATGTAAGTACCCTCTCTTTGTAGGTGGATTTGGCAGCGGTAAGAGTGAGACCATGTTTAATCAAGCAATCATGGATGCATCTCATTCTTCCAATGCAGTTATTGCGTTATATGCACCAACCTATGATCTAGTACGTATGATTATTGCTGCTAGATTGACAGAGAAGCTAGAAGATAATGGAATTACCTTTCAATACAATAAGTCAGACAATGTTATCTATACGTCTTCCAGTGGATTTGGAGACTTTATATTAAGAACACTTGATAACCCTGGCAGAATAGTTGGGTATGAATCATATAGAGCCCATGTAGATGAATTAGATACACTTCCTACTAAGCATGCAGCATTGGTATGGGAGAAGATAGTAGCAAGGAATAGACAGCGTCCTAGAGGCATTGAGAATCCATTCAACCGTGTCGGTGCTTATAGCACACCTGAAGGATATTCATTTGTGTATGAAAGATGGGTTAAGAAGCAAAGTGATCTATATGATTATGTACAAGCACCCACATATAGTAATCCATTCTTACCTGAAGATTATGTATCGTCATTAAGAGAAACATATCCCGCTGAATTGATAGAAGCCTATATTGAAGGACAGTTTGTTAACTTATTAGGTGGAAATGTTTACAGCAGTTACAACAGAGATGGTCACAATAGTACGGAAGGAATTAAGGAGAAGGAAACACTTTACATCGGCTGTGACTTTAACGTAACGAAACAAGCCGCAGTTGTGTATGTAAGGAGAAGTGGTGGAGAACAATGGCATGCAGTACATGAGCTAGTTAACATGTATGATACGCCTGACATGATTAAGATCATTAAAGAGAAGTGGCCGGAACATGCTATCACTATGTATCCCGATGCATCAGGCAGCAGTAGAAAGAGTGTGAATGCAAGTACCAGTGATATTGCTTTACTAGAACAAGCAGGATTTACAGTAAGAGCTAATAGGGCGAATCCAAGAGTTAAGGACAGGGTTATGTCAATGAATGCAGCATTAAGTAAAGGACTTATTTATGTTAATGCTAAGATGTGCCCAACAGTTGTCTCATGTTTGGAGCAGCAAGCATATGATCAGAATGGAGAGCCAGATAAGAAAGCTGGATTTGATCACATGAATGATGCAGCAACGTATCCTATTGTGTACGAACTACCTATTAATCGGCCTGTGGCCCATATAAACTTTACTTATGTCACGTAAGACAAGTTAGTTGAGATTACAGACGGAGCCTAATTATATGAGCGTCACAAGTAAACACCCAGATTACACTCGTTATGTTGACCGATGGTTATTGGTACGAGATGTAGTTAATAGCAATGTAGAACAATACATATTAGATATTGATCCTACTGATAAGAAGCGATGTGATAGATACAAACAAGATGCAATACTCACTAACTTTACATCACGAACAAAGAATGGATTAGTCGGTGCTGTATTTAGAAAAGACATTGAGATAGATCTTCCTTCTGCTATTAAGTATCTTGAACAGGATGCAACAGGCAGTGGAATGAGTTTAGAGAAGGTAGCTCAAGAGTCTATTGGAGAAGTATTACAAGCAGGACGATATGGACTGTTAGTAGACTTTCCAGCGAGTGAAGAAGGCTTAACAGCCGCTGAAGTTAGTAATATGAATCTTAAAGCACGTATCAGTCGATATGATGCAGAGAGTATCATCAATTGGCGTACAGAGATTGTTGATGGCATTCATTGTCTATCCTTAGTGGTATTAGAAGAATATACGAATAAGGTTGGAGAGGACGGCTTCTCCTGGCAAGCAGAGACACAATATCGAGTATTACGACTCATTAACAAGGTATATGTTCAGCAGCTTTACAGCAGAGAATCGAATCTTCTCCACGAGTATATTCCAAGAGACTTCGAAGGCAATTCCTGGGAACACATTCCTTTTGTGTTTAATGGAGCAGAAGATAATGATGACCGAATAGATGCAGCTCCATTATATGACTTAGCTCAACTAAACATTGGTCATCTTAAGAACAGTGCGGATTATGAGGAGTCTGTCCATGTAACAGGGCAGCCTACTTTAATGATGTCTACTGACATGAGTGTAGAGCAGTTTAATGCGGCTAATCCTAACGGAGTTCAGATAGGATCTAGACGAGGACATAACTTAGGTCCAGGTGGTTCAGCAAATCTCTTACAAGCATCTCCCAACCAGCTTGCTGATGAAGCAATGAAGCGGAAGGAAGAGCAAGCAGTTATGTTAGGAGCGAGGCTGGTAATGCAGGCGAGTGCTAATGAAACAGCAGAAGCAGCTCGTATCAAACATAGCGGAGAGAACAGTGTTTTATCTACTATCGTTAGTAATACAAATGATGCAATACTACGATGCACTAAATGGGCATTTAGATTCATGGCTAATTCAACCACTGAAGAAGATATTGTATTTCAAATAAGTAAAGAGTTCTTCGATAAGACAATTGATCCTCAAATGCTATTAGCACAGTTACAGTTATATAACAGCGCTATTATCACTGAATCAGATTTGCGTAATTCACTACGTCAGTCAGGATTAATAGAAGCAGGCAGGACGAACGAAGATATTGAGCAGGATCTTGGCAACATTAATCCATTCAAAGGTCTTGAGCAGTCTTAGGATGAGTAATTAGGAGCTCTTATGGCTACAACTAGATCTTTACTTTTAGATGCAAGCGTAAGACATGCTGTTTTTGTACAAAGATATGCAGGGTCTCAGACTAAGGAGGCCACTGTCTTTTTAGAACGTGCGAGAAGAGCAGTCACCAATATTTTATCTGAAGAGTCCATTACAGAGTTAACTCGATCTAGATACCAGAAGACACTAAGAGAGATTGATGCTGAGTTACAGAATATTTATGACGATATGGCGGATGCCTTAACAGATAACTTACAGGATTTTAGTGAGTACGAAGCAGGGTTTTCTGCACGGATGTTAGAGAAGACAACTGACGTGGATATTGCAACGGTTACTTCTCCTAGAATACGATCTGCTATAGTAAACAGAAAGATATTGCTAGTAGATCAAGAGATGACTCTAGCAGCATCATTTAAAGCCTTCTCACGGCTAAAGAGAAAAGAGGTTATTAATCGGATATCTACGGGTATTCTTGCGGGTAATACCAATCAAGAAATTATCAAAGATACCAAGAACATGATGAGCACGCTTCATTGGCATCAAGTGTCTGCTTTAGTCCATACAACAGTAGTCCAAGCAAGTAACCTAGCTAGAGAGATGACGATACAGGCTAACGACGACATTATTGATAGAGTCCAATGGGTCAGCACATTAGATGGAAAGACAACGGCTACCTGTCAGTCATTAGATGGAAAGATATTTGAGAAGGGAGTAGGACCTAGACCTCCTATTCATTTTAATTGTAGAAGTACAGTCATTCCACTTGTTAAAGAAGAGTTTAGAATTCTTAAAGATGGGGACTCAACCCGTCCTGCTGTTACCGATAAGGGGGCAGAACAAGTAGATAGTCGTACTACTTACAATAGCTGGCTTAAGAGGCAGCCCAAAGGATTTCAGGAAGAAGTATTAGGAGAGCAAAGGATGAAGTTGTTCCGAGATGGAAAACTCTCTCTAGATTCTTTTGTTGATGAGAACTATGTTCCTTTAACACTAGATGAATTGAAACGCAAAGAACCGAAAGCATTTGAACGAGCGGGACTTGTAGACACTAACTAATATTCACCTTGTGGGAGAATGTGCATGACTGATACAACAACTGATTCTGTGAATCAAGAAGAAACTGAAGTAAAAGTAGATGATAGAGATGATGTTATCCAAGACCTTAAGCGTCAGTTAGATGCGGTCAAAGGAAAAGCAGATGAACTGTTGAATGAGACGAAGAAAGCTAAAGCCAAAGCGAGAGAAGAGGTGGAGGCTAAAGAGCGTGCAGAGACTGATAAAGCACGCAAGCAGGGTGACTTCGAACAACTGCTTAAATCGTCTGAAAAGGCACGAGAAGAGTTAGAACAACGTCTTGGTTCATTACGAGACAACATCGGTCGTGAGAAGACAACAACGACTGCATTAAAGATAGCATCTGAATTAGCCGACGGGTCAAATGCAGAGTTATTAAGTGAGTTTATCTCACGAAGATTGAAGCACACTGATGATGGTGTGAAAGTATTAGATGGTAACGGTGAGTTGACTGTGTCAAGTATCACTGACCTAAAGAAGGAGTTCGAGAGTAGTGATAAGTTTAAATCATTACTTAGAGGGAACCGATCCACTGGCGGCGGTGCTGCAGGTGATGGTGGCCGTGCTGCCGGAGTAAATAATATAACTAGAACCAGCTTTGATTCATTAAATCCGAAACAGAAGATGGATTTTATCAAAGAAGGTGGAAAAATAACTGATTAATTTAATTACAAAGGAAACTTATCATGGCTAATACCTTAACCTCTTTAACCCCAGATTTATATGCAGCGTTGGATGTTGTGTCTCGTGAATTAGTAGGTATGGTACCTGCTGTATCTCGTGACAGTTCAATCGAACGTGCTGCTGTAGGTCAAACTGTTCGTAGTGCTGTAGCTCCTGAAGCAACTGCTGCCGATGTGACTGCCGGTCAATTACCTGCGGACAATGGTAACAACACTATTACCAATAAAACTATTTCTATTAGCAAATCTCGCTATGTACCAGTTCGCTGGTCAGGTGAAGAACAGCTTGGCATGAATACAGGACAAGGCTATTCAAGCATTCTTGGTTTTCAGTTCGAACAAGGCATGCGTACTCTTGTTAATGAAATGGAATCTGATCTTGCGGGTCTTTATACTAAAGCATCTATTGCTTATGCTCCTGCCGGTACTACTTTGTTCGATGCAGCTAACTACAAAGATGTAGCTAACGTTGCTAAAGGACTTGATCTTAATGGTGCTCCTCTAAGTGATCGTCATTTAGTGTTATCTCCTAATGCTGCTGGTGCACTGATGGGTAATGCGACTTACTCTGCTGCTAACACTGCAGGTAGTGACAGTATGCTTCGACAAGGTATTCTTTCTGATCATTTCGGCATGAATATCCATAAGTCACAACAAATTGCTTCTGCTGCTATAGGTACTAACTCAGGCGGTCGAACTAATAATGCGGGTTATGCCATTGGCGCAACTGTATTAACATTAGATTCTAACGGTACAGGTACTATCATTGCTGGTGATGTTATTACTATTGCTGGCGATGCTTCTGCTTCTGCTTATGTAGTTGTTAGCGGGGATACTGATGTATCAGATGGTGGTACAATAACTCTTGCTGAACCTGGCTTGAAAGGCGTTCTGTCTGCTGCTACTCATACTATTACAACTAATGCTTCTGCTGAACGTAACATGGCATTCAGCCGTAATGCGATTCACTTAGTAACTCGTGCTCCTGCTCGACCTATTGAAGGTGACTTAGCTGACGATGTGATGATTATTCAAGATCCTCGTTCAGGTGTTGCTTTTGAAGTGAGCTTGTACAAAGAGTACAGACGCATTAAATATGAAATCTCTGCTGCTTGGGGCTTCGAAATGATTAAACCAGAACATTGTGTCTTGTTGATCGATTAGTCTTAGTTAGTTGATGTTGAGGGGCTCTGCTTTAGAGCTCCTCTCTTTTAAGGAGATAAGTTAATGGCATCCACAATAACTGTATTTGTTACAGCGAACACCTCACTTACTTGTACTTCATCTGCAGTGTCATCAGGGCATGCAGCTGAATTGGATTCATCAAGTGCGCCAATTACTTTTACTGCCATACCGGCCAGTAGCAGTGTAGTGCTTGGACCGTATCCAACACCTAAGACCTTTAGGATATATTCAGAGGCAGGAGAGATAGCTTATTCTTTAGCTACTTCCTATAGTTATGCATCATCAGCAACGCCTTTATCTAATCCAATTAATTAGATAAGTCGTTATTAACTAATAAAAATAAATGGAGAAAATCCATAATGCCTTATAATTATTACGATAAGGATTTTTCAACGGTAGCTGAAATAGCTAGTTTTGCTCAGATGTACGGAAATACTGACGATTTATTTATAGTAAATAAGTTTGCACAGAATTTAGATATAGATTCAGACACCCCTCAAGACATCTGGCTCCGGGGAGGTACTAGAGATTATCCAGGAGCGGCTGAAACGTTTAATGTTACTTCTAGTAGTGCGGATGACACTTCAGATGGAACAGGAACTCGAAGTGCAGAGATTACTTCAATGATTTATCCCTTTGGAGGAGTGCCTAGAAGAGGGGAGACTAAAGGAATAGCAACTAATAGCGTAATTGTATATGTTGCCCCCAATACATATCCTGAAAAGACATTGATATGATATAGCGCAAATGTTCCTGCTAATAATACAGCGGTCAGTGTTCAATATTCTTTATTGTTAATCAAGTCTAACAGAGTTAAATAGAGAGACCTTATTATGACTATAGTAGTAGAAGACGGTAGTATTGTGGCGGGTGCTAATAGTTATGTGACTGAAGCAGAGTTAACTGCCTACGCTACTGCTAGAGGCATAACATTAACAGCAGACACAGAAATACTGTTGATTAAAGGGATGGACTACATTGAATCCTTGTACTACAAAGGTGTTAAGGTGAGTGATGCCCAGCCTTTGCAATGGCCAAGAGCTGGTGTAGTTATTGACGGCTACTCTGTAGCAATAACAACCATTCCAACAGAATTAAAGAATGGATTAATGGAGACTGCCATTGCAATAGATGAGGGCAATGATCCTTTAGCTAATCTAGAAAGAGTAAAGAGTAGTACAACAGTTGGACCTCTTTCTGTGACGTATGAAAAGGGACAAAGTACTGTTCTTGTAAGGAAGATATCATCTCAATTAGAAAAGTTGCTGGCCAGTGGGGCATATGGCGGGTCGTTCATCGTAAGTAGGGGGTAGTTCATGAGCACATTTAGTACTGAGATGGCAGCCATCGCTCTTGAGTTACTGACTGAATTTGGAGAGGCTATATCCTTTTCAAGAACGACCGCAGGTGCCTATGATCCCACTACTGCCGGCGTTGGTGCCGGTTCTACTTCGGTATTCACTGGATATGGATACCCTGATCAATATACATCTACTGAGATAGTCGATCTTCAGATTGAGCGTTCAGATGTACGGCTGTATGCAAATGCGGTGTCAACAGAACCTGCAGTAAATGATGAGGTAACTCTGGACAGTAAAGTATATAGAATCATTGACGTTAGACGATATAGTGTAAATAGCGAAAATGTCCTTTATGAGTTACAAATACGAGTTTAATAGCTCATGGAGGGATAGTTATGATTGATTTTAAGAAACAACTAGCTGCTGCATCTGCAGAGATAAAGAGTAATGTGGATAAAGCAGTTCGCAGCACAGCAATAGAGTTATTGGGAGAGCTTGTTAGGAAGACTCCTGTTGGCAATCCCGGGCTATGGAAGGGAGATGCTCCTGCAGGCTATGTAGGAGGACGTCTTAGAGGGAACTGGCAGGTTCAGGTTAATTCAGCAGATACTTCTACAATAGATACCGTTGACAGTATAGGTAACGGAACTATCAGCAAAGGGATATCTGCTATTAAAGGCTATAGTAGTAAAGATAAAGCTATTTTCATATCAAACAATCTTCCTTATGCAGAACGTGTAGAAGAGGGATGGTCTGAACAGGCTCCTGCTGGAATGATGAAAGTGTCAGTAGAGAAGTTCAATGAAATAGTTGTTAAACAAGCACGGAGACTTAATAAATGAGTTTCTTTAAAGATATTCAGATAGCGCTAGATACTAGATTGAATGCACTAGCAGGAGGAGTCAGTATTGCATGGGAGAATACACGATCAGTCCCTGTGTATAAAACTCCTTATATGCGACCTACTGTGTTGATGGCTTCTTCTGATTTAATGGATATGAATGACCTGCAATTGAATACAGGCATTTATCAGATAGATGTGTTTTATCCAACGGACAGAGGCTCTGCTGAGCTATTAACCCAATTAGATGCAGTATATGATCACTTCAAAGGGGATCTAACCTTAGTGTCTAATAATGTAGTTGTGTATGTGAAGCAAATTAGTCGGACAACTCCTGCTGTGCGAGAGGATTCTTGGCTTAAAGGTATTATTGAAGTAAGTTTTAGGTGCTACAGTAATTAATCTATTTATTTTGTAATTAGGAGATATAAAGATGGCTGCAATTGATGCTCAAGGCACTACGTTTACAATCAACTCTCAAACAGTAGGCGGCATTGTCTCCTTCTCAGGACTTGATGGCGAAGCGAGTGATATTGATATAACAACACTTGATAGTACGGCTAAAGAGTACCGTCAAGGACTTCAGGACTTTGGTGCGTTCACACTAGAACTTATTAGAGATCCTAATGATACAGGACAAGCACAACTTGAAACACAGAAGGCGGCTCAAACAGCGTCCACTTGTGTTCTAAGTTTCCCTGATGATGTTACTTTAAACGTAGCAACTTTTAGCGCTTATGTTAAATCGGTATCAGTAAGTGGCGGTGTTGATGATGTTGCCAGGGGCACGGCTAACATGAAGATTACTGGCTCTGTTGTATGGTCTGACGAAACTCCATAGTAATAGGAGGCTAATATGCGAATACGTGTAGTAGCAAATAGAGAGATACGACGGGAAAGAATAGGCATCTGCACTCAATGCGAACATATCAGAAATCTTAAGATATGCGGGAGATGTGGGTGCCTCCTGCCTGCAAAAGTTTCTTTATTAAATAGCAAGTGCCCTGTGGGCAAATGGCCTAATTGATCACAAGAAACTGTGACAGCCTGTTGCAATGATTTATTGTTAATAGGCGCCATCTCAAATACTTATCGAGGTAAACTCCAATGTCCATTTTATCTAAAGATGCGATTCTAAACAAAGATGATGTCAAGACTAAGCAAATCCATATCCCTGAATGGGAAGGAGATGTGATTATTTCTACTATGTCGGGATATGCTAGGGATCGATTTGAAGCATCTGTAATAGGAAAGAATGGAGGAGCAAACACAGTTAATATTAGAGCAAAACTGGTGGCATCCACGTTAGTTGATGAGAAGGGTAAATTGGTCTTTAATGAAGATGACATTTTGAAGTTGGGTAAGAAATCAAGTACTGCTCTGGACAGAATATTTGAAGAAGCACAGAAGCTTAATAACATCGGTGAACAGGAGATCGATGAATTAGCAAAAAAATGATGTGTCATCCCTTTCGACGTTATTGTTATGTATTGGCAGAAAGATTTGGAGTACGCATTAGTGAAGTACTCTGCATGCCAAGTGATGAGATCTCGGAATGGATGGCATTTGATTTAACAAAGAATGAAGAGTGGCATAAACGTCACACTGAACAGAGACAACTAGAAGAACAAAGAGCACTAGGGGCTCAAGAGAAAGCAAATCTTTTCAAACGTCTGTTAGGAGGAAGTAGCTAATGGCCACTATAAGCAACTTATTGGTTAAGATCAGTGCTGACAGTTCTAAATTAAACAAAGGTCTAACTGCTTCCACTAATCGTATAGGGAAGTTTGTTAAGAATATTGGAAAGAAGTTAGCCATTATTGGGACTATTGTTAGTGGAGCATTAGTTGGAGCCACTGCTCTGATTGCTCGCTCGATTCAGAAGACTGCAGATGATATAGACAGGTTGGCAAAGACATCTGCTAAGTTGGGAATAGCAGTAGGCGAACTTCAGAAGTTACATTTTCAAGCAAAGTTATCAGGAGTGTCAACAGAGACGCTTAATATGGCATTGCAGAGAATGGTGAGACGTGTATCTGAAGCAGCAAAAGGAACTGGAGAAGCAGTAGGGGCATTACAAGAATTAAGGATTAATGCGATTGAGTTAGATAAGTTATCGCCTGACAAACAGTTTGCTCGAGTCGCAGAAGCGATGAAGAATATTGGTAATCAAGGCGATAAAGTTAGATTAGCAATGAAGTTGTTTGATTCGGAAGGGGTAGCACTTGTAAATACTTTGAACAGTGATTTACAACAGACAGGTGAAGAATTCGATAAATTAGGATTAGCTATTAGTGCGCAACAAGCAACAGCGGTAGAAGCATTTAATGATGCACAAACTAAGTTGTCCACTATCTGGGATGCTTTCAAGATGCAGGTAACTTCCAAGGTAGCTCCTGCTTTATTGTTAATTGTAGAAAGGGTTATTCAATTCGTTACTGAAATGGGCGGAATGGAAGTTGTTGCAACCAAGGTAGCTGCTACAGTGGTCTCTACTATTGCTCAAATGATTGCAGGATTCCTTGAACTAAGACGGGTTATTGCAGCTGTAGAAGTAGGCTATAGAACGTTAGCTGTTGCAGCAAGTAAGGTAAATCCTTTTTCAATTAAAGAAGATGTTGAAGAGCAAGAGTTATTGCTTACTAATGCCTTTGAAAAGCTCTTAGCTCCCACTGATCAGAATAAAACAGTTGCAGGACTTAACGACATAGCTGAACAATTGAATGCTCAGTACAAGCGTTTACGGTCAAAAGCAGGTAATAATGTGGTTCCCATTAATCGAATACCTAGCTATGATGAAACCAACTCTTCCATTATCTCAGATCTGAATAAGAGTAAGGCGTTTGGTTTTGCTTCAAGTTCTGACGGACAATCTAGAGAGTTTAGAGGGGCAATGGGTCCTACGCCTCAGCGTATTGATGTATTCGTACATCCTGATCCAGAGAGGTTAGTTAGTTTTGTTGTAGAGAGTGAAAAGTTCAATTCAAATGTCAATGTTAAGGTAGCAAGTGCAACTAAAGATGCTGCAAGAGCAGTAGGGAGATAACGGCTATGGCTTTAGGTGATTTAAGTTTTAAACTTTATACGGACAGTGGACTGACCAGTGCATTTACAGGTCTGTACCAATTGACGCATGAGACAGATCAAAGTGATAATCCCCAAGATTTCACGTTGTATCTTGGATCTAATACCGCATCACGTCAGTTAGAAGCTAATTCTAATCCTGGCGTTGATGATATTACACTAACGCCCACTAGCATCATTGCTGAATGGACCACTCTTACTGCCTATGTTATTGGTAATATTGTAGAACCTACAACGCCAAATACCTATAAGTACAAGTGTACGACAGCAGGTACCACTGCTGCAGGCGAACCTACTTTTCCAACAGGAGCAATAGGAGATACGGTTACAGATGGAACAGTTGTTTGGACAATGGTTGGCAAGACACATGCGGTCACTGAGATTACATTGGCTCTAACTGCACTTGCATTAGATTCTAATACAGCAGGTGCTGCCTTAGCAGTTGCTACAACGATTACAAGTGCAGTTGCTAATGCAATTCCTATTTATATGCGCATTATAAATGCAGTAGTCACTGTAAACAGTAATACAGGTTATCCTGAAATAGCAGTATTTATTAATACAGTAGTAGAAACAGAGGTGTAACATGACACGATTATATGCTAATAATTACTCCACAACATTGGATGGAGATATTACTGATTCAGCTACTTCCCTTGATGTCCTCAGTGCAACAGACCTTCCATCAATAGGAGGTGGGGATACTTGCATGTTGACGATTGATAATGGAACAGATAAAGAGATTGTTCAAGCAACTGCCCTTGCTGGAACTACGCTGACAGTTGTACGGGGACGAGAAGGTACTTCAGGTACTGCTTTTAGTGATGGAGCGACTATAGAACTAAGAGCTACAGCAAATAGTTTTATTGATCGTGAGGGTACTGTCACTATTACAGGCACGGTTGATGCAGGTGGAGCAACTAGTTTGGAATTACCTAACAGTGCTACTCCTACTGTAGATGCAGACGGTGAGATAGCGATAGACACAACTGTCACTGATTTCTCTCATGGTGTTGTTAAATACTATGGTGGAGAAGAGATGGGCGTGGTTGCTATGCCTATTGCAGAATTCACTACGCCTACTGATGGAGATATTGTTGCATATAACGGAACAAATGATGAATTTGAAATGGTTACTCCTAGTGCAGGAGGAGGCGGAGCATGGTCATTAATTGCATCAGCAACGGCAAGTTCAAGCGCTACTATTGATTTCTCAGGATTCACTTCAAGCTATATTGCTTATAAAGTAGTGATTACCCACTGTAATCCAGCAAGTGATGATCAGGCACTTTATGTTCAGATAGGAACAGGCGCAGGACCTACGTGGCAAAGTGGTGCTGTTTATGCGTGGTGTTACTCAGGCATTGATCAAGTCGGAAATCTTCTAGCAGATAACGCAGATAACAGTGCTACTTATATTCAATGCGGGCCAATTACAGATAATAATAGTAATGGACAGTTAAACATGGAGATTACGATATATGATCCTTCTGTCAATACGAAACCTGTAATAAAGACGGAAAGTACTTCATTAACAACAACTAACTATGATGCGTTAGCTACAAGAGGTACGGGACGAATGAATTCAAATGCAATAGTTACAGGGCTCCGATTTGCTTTTCCAACAGGTAACGTAGCTAGTGGTGAATTTAGACTTTATGGTTTAACAGATGCGTAATCAAAAGAGAGGCTTGTTATGTACAGACTAGTAAACGGTGTAAAAGTTAAATTAACGGCTCAAGAGCAAAAAGAGCTGAAACAGCAATGGGCGGAAAACGAAGAGCAAGCAATAAAGACCACTTATGCTGAAAAGAGACGATATCCAAAGATTGGGGATCAATTAGATATGTTATGGCATGCGATGGATTCGGGTGCTTTATCTAAAGATAATGAGTTTTATTCTGAAATAAAGAAAGTAAAGGATAACTCTCCAAAACCTCAATAAGTTCCCTAAGGTGCCCCTATGTCTGTCAACAATAATGTCATCAATAGCTTTGCTATTAACTCCGGAGGGGTTTCAAACCTCCTAGGAGTGGGGCAGCTAATTGCAATAGAACAAGTTATTGGTTTAATTGAGTTAGGCGAGTTAATTGAGATAGAACAAGACGTACTGTTTAAGTTATCTAATTCAGCAGCAGAAGCATTCATCAAGGTTGAACAGGATCAACAGACACTGTTCGTTAATCAAGTCTTTCCAATACAGCAGGCAGTCTGGGTTCCTGACACTAAAACATTCCTCTTAAGAAATGGATGGGATGCTACTTTGTTTATTGCAGGACAACAGATACCTCAGTCTCAGATAACAGGTGGTATTGAAATTACTCGAACTGAGAATGATGCCGCTTTAATGACAGTAACCTTGTTAGCAAATACAGGGGTACAGAACATTGAAGCATATTACGGAGGCATAGCTACGTTGGATGTTGAGACATCCAATGGAACCTTCCGTGTTTATACAGGAGTTGTTGATATTCCTTCTGTTGATCTGTTAGAAGAGAAGATAACGTTACGTTGTACTGATAAACGTACTGAACAATTGAATGCTCAGTTACCTGTTGTTGTTGAAGAAATAGGGACGTATTCCCCTTTAATCTTTCAAAATCCAGAAGATATAGCAAGCGAAGTAGAACAGCGGTTAACAACCACTCCAAGTGCTGTGGATTTTGATGCTTATGGCAATTACACCATTACGCCCTGGCAAGCTAAGTCAACTGCAGATTTAACCTTAACTGACAGTGATGTACGCTATGACAGACCTCGTGTTGAATTCCTGAGTCGAGGACGTGTTACTAACCAAGTTAATATTAATCTGAAGTATCGATACAATCGTTTTTATCAGAACACTCGACAATTCAGATGGACTTCTCCTATTGCGGGGAATGCTTGTCTATTATTAAAAGATGGTTACTCATTAACACCTAGAGCTATTATTTATTCAGCGATTAGTGGAGCAGGATGGCCGGTTAAGGATGATATTACTTTTACCGAGATATGGCCAAGTGGAGCATATCGATGTGGAGACAGAAATGTCTTATGGTCAACTGCTCAGATACGGGGAACACAGGTACCTACGTTAGATCAACAAGGGAATCAAATTACGGATGCTAATGGCAATTTAGTGTTTGAAAGTAGGATTACAGGAGGAACTGATTATTCCTTAATTTATTGTATGGGAGCTCGGTGGAGAGCAGGGTATCGTTGGGCACAAACAGTGACTGAAGATTACACGTTAACTGTGAATGCACCTCAATCTCAAACTCAGTTTGGAACGGTAGCAAGAGATACCAATTATGGAATGGAAGCAGAATCTGATACAGAAGAATGGGAAAACAATCAGTATTACATAAATACTTACGATGCTGATACGTCAGTTGGTTCAGTGGATGGCTACTACAGTAATCAGGACTTGAACAGAGAAGAGATGAATTTAGGGGTTGAGGTAGCATTGCAACAAGCTAAAACAACTATCTTAGGATCCCATCGAGATACTCGAGTGACTGTTGAAACGGCTATTTGGCCTGAAGTTGATTTGAAACATACCGTTAACATCAATACCACTCCGGTAGTTGCGAAGGGTAAAGTGTTTACAATTAAACATAATTTCGACATATCAACAGGAAATGCTACAACACAGACCACTATTGTTCTTTCTAGAGCAGAAGGAAGTCAGTCAGAAGATGATCTTATTATTCCAACGGTTCCAGTAGAGAATGTCACGTTAAACACAGGCAACATTACTCTTGGGAATCATTTTGGAGAAGATCCCACATCGACTAAAGCAGCTAAATGGAATGGTATGGTGGGCAATCGGTGGCTTTATGAATCTAACAATACCTATAAAACGAACTTCCAAGAACAGTTTATTGTAGATACTCCTGCAGTAGCAGAAGAGTTTAGGATAGAGAAGGATTTGGAAGCAACTGAAGCTTATAATATTGCGATTCCTAACGATACGTTGACGATTACGTTTGATGGAAAATCTTAACTTACTGAAGAGGGTTTTATGGGAAACAGATATGCTGATGATATTCGACGTATTGTTGGATTTGATCCAAACAAGAGCACTCTAGCAGATGCTAAAAAGAGAGAAGCTATTGGTTCCAAAAGAGGAATTGGCTATCTGGATCCCAACAGTAATACAGCAGACAGTGCATCAGGCAATGGAGGGGGTTCGATAGCAGGAGGAACTCAACTAGGTAGTATAGGAGCCACTGGAAATACCAGTAATGGTGAAAATACAAATGGATTTGATTCTTCTAATCCCCGAGATGTTCAGAATAGTGTTTTCAACACAGATAATGTTGTTTCTGCTGGATCTATTATTGATGGAATAGCTGATCAAGCAAAATATGATGCGATTAAAGCGGAACAAGAAGGACTGAGTTCAGGTAACACCTTATCCTTAGATGCTATTAGTGCGACTGATTGTGCCTCAGGATTAACTATGGAAATTGTGTTATTTGATCAGTTTATTTCGCCTGATACTCAAACGTGCTATACGGATTCAGTGTCGGGAGAAACCTCTTGTACGGGGGGACTTTGGACAGATGGGAACACTCCCCCTGCTATTACAGATTGGCATTCAGGTTATACCTGGATTTATTTTAACGGTACCCCAGAGGATGCACAGCGAGAATATTCTTCTGGAACAACTGGATTTGCTGCGTATGTTGCCGAAAAATTAGATGCTGCTTCAGAAAGTAATCCAGCTGCGATCATTGACGATTTAGGAACGACTCTTGGCTTTGGACAAAATGATTTACCTGCAACTGCTCTTAGTTCTATTCAAAGAGAATTTGATGTGGATAAAGAGGGAAATGGCGGGGGTCCCGGTTATGTCAAGTTAGGATGTATCGCTAGGCAATGTCCTGTAACAGGGGCTGAAATAATATGTGCAATCACCGAGGCTCCAACAGAAACGGAGTGGCCTGCTGATGATAAGATATCGTTTAGTTCTGAGAATGGTCAATTTATTACAAGTGAGTTTGATGGAGATGCAACCACCGAGTATGCAAATCCGTTATCTCAATTGAACTTCTGTTTTGGTGCAGGTCGATTTGGTGCAATAGAACCAACGTTTAATGATGGTTTCATGATATATGAGACAGCTACTGATGGAGGAGCACCACAAGGGATTCTTAGGGTATATGACTCAGAAAGGAAGTTGATAGCAGTTGGGGATGCCACTAATAATAACTTTATGCAAGGATTTAGACCAGAGCCTGCTCCTTAAATAAAAAAGAGGACTGAGCTAGTGCTGAACATCATAATCAGCTAAAAGAGAATCGTACTCCTTGTACAGTTCTCTTACTAGTTCAATCCTCTGTACTCCGGTATATTCATCTTTTAGGATGATACCGAACACCTCTGGAGAGAAGTTCGTAGTTTCCAACACTCTATAAGCAAGTAAATAGAGATTAGAACTTACTGATTTATAACTTAGCTCACGCACTGCTATTTCGTCAAGTAATATTGACTCATTAATTGATTTAATGAACTTAGTTGCTGCTTTTCTGCGCAATTCATTAATATTTTCTTTGATTTCTATCTTAAAAGTATTTGATAAGCCATTCCATTGAATGACTTGAACATAGGTACGCCCGCACCCCTTACAGATTTCATCCCCGAATGTAGTAGAACATCGTCCAATACAAGGAGTTTTAGGCGTTATTTCTGTCATAGCTATAGTTTCTTGTTCCAACGTCCTTCCCCATTTAATACCATCGGTACTAATTGAGGTACTCCGTTTCTTACAATCCCACAGCAAATGATTGGTTTATAAGGTAAGTTTTTGCCATAAGCAAAGGCATAGGCTTCAACATCAATTAAACACCCTACATTCATGCCAAAACATAAAGCTCTTTGATTGGCTACATAGGCTATTCCCGCATGACTGTGAATATGTCCAATAACAGAACTCTGCATATTCTTAATACAGGCATTCCTATGTCCTTGAGCACCGCTGTATCCTTCTCCATGAAAGTAAAGCACTTCATCAATCTCTACTGTGGGCTGAATAGACCATCCTTTTGGGAACTGCATCCAGTCTCTGTAGTCCACAAGATAGCCTTTAGGGATACCTACCTTTTGTGCTTTCTTATAGATACGAACATCATGATTAGAAGTAACGAGCTGACACTTAGGGAATAACTTATAGAACTGCTTAGCTTGCTTCTGAGCCAACTTAAGCTCATCGCCAGCACTTAGGCCATCTGGATCGATATCGTAGTTAGACAGGGCATGTAGATCAAAGAAATCTCCTACATGAACAATATTGGTAGGGTTAAACTTTCGTTTAACAGCTGCCAGGAATTTGATGGAATCTTCATGACAGAAAGGGAGTTGAGTATCAGGGATTACCAACACGGTTTTATTCCCTTTAGGTGTATTTAATTGCATAGTTCTCTCTCCAAAGAGTTGCATTCAGCGCCAATTATCCTTGGCATTTCCTCCTGTTTTAGCTATACTTTTCCATTCTCCTTAAGTTAAAGTTAGTATTAGATGTGGATCAGCCCATGGGCTGCATCTATTATTTATCAAGCTAACTGTTTGTGTGCTTCTGTTGAAATGTAATCATACTTTCTCTGTGTTGGGGGAACCCATAGCTCATCTTCGTATCGTCGTATCCATAGCAATCTAGCTATTTCAAGCATTCTTGTTTCTCCATGCCGTTCTATCTCTCCCGTGCTTACATACAAAGCATATAGAATATTCCACATTTCTATTTCGGTATTACACTGTTCTAGTTCTTTAATTACTTTTGATTTATAACGACTATTCTTAAAGAGTCTTGCCTCTTCTTCCAGTCCATCTAATTGAAGTAAATGATAAGCACCTGGAATGTTATCCACCCCTTTGTCTCCTGTTGCGAGTTGTCCATAAAAACACCTAAGTGCTTGAATTGGTTCAATAAATTCAAAAGTACGCTTGATGTAGTTATAGTGGTGTCCTGGTATCATGCGTACGTCTTTATCGATAGCTCCTACCCAATAGTCATCATATGAGTCATGTTTAATTGCTTCAATGCCAACCGCATCTTCTGCTTCTTGCTGTTCGACAACAATGGCACCACAGTCATCTATTAAGTAATTACGGATCAGGTCAAAGTAGGAAGGCCGTTCTCGATTAGATCGATTGCCTTTATAGGGATAGAGTGTTGCTATTTCATTTCTGAAATTAGTTTTACTGCCTAAATAGATATTACATTTTAAACAGGTAGTATCTTCATAGATTTCTCCTAATATTCGATTAATTAAATACAAGGCAAAAGACTCGGTATCCACAGATTGTTGAGCAGAGAATGCAGCTCGATATATCAATGAATCTGCATCTAATTCCATTATCCGGTTTCCTTTCATACCAATTGGAATAATCATAAGTCTCCTTCTATTTGACTAAATTCTTCAAGCATCTGGCGGGTTACTGTAACGGGTGCTGGACAGTCAACAGAGGGGAGTAAATACATTAATGGCCTGAGAAAAGACTGACAGATTGATTTTAATCCTCGTGCTCCTAACTTTAATGTAATGGCTTCTTCTACAATATAGTCGATAGCAGAATCATCAAAGGATACAGTTGCTCCATAGGACTTAAACTCGTTCACAAGTTGTGAAACAATAGATCCTCTTGGTTCCACCATAATTCGTCGGATGTGATCTGGCGTTAAATCTTCTAAGATAGCAACAGAAGGCAATCTGCCCATAAGTTCTGTCATCATTCCATATTGAATAAAGTCTTCTGTGATAACGTGTTTTAAGAGATTAGTTCGACAGATATTCTTTTCAACAGGCTTTGAAGTAAAACCAATAGAGGATTTTTTATTGAGCCGTTTCTCCAGTACTTTATTGATTTCACTGAAAGCTCCCCCAAAGATAAACAACATATTCTTTGTATTAATCCTGCCTCTAAATCCTGGAATATCGACATCAATTTCACTTCCTTCCACCATTCTTAGGAAAGATTCTTGAACGGCTAATCCTCTTACATCTCTTCCGTTACCCTCTGCATGTGTTCTGAGTTTATCTGCTTCATCGATATAGATAATTCCATATTCTGCAATTGATTTAAGAAGGCCACTACGTCGACCTTCTGAGATATAGATTCCCTTCTCTTTAATTTGATTCTGTAACAGGATCTCTGCTGCCTTCACAATATTTTCAATACATTCATTGACATCTCTGCCTGAATACCCTGCAGAGGTAAAAGAAGTCGCATCTTCAACAATAACGGGAAGACTAACAATCTTAGCTAAGCTATTGATAAGATGGGTTTTTCCACAACCACTACTGCCCACCAACAGCATGTTATTCTTTTCAAAGAAGAACTCATCTGAATCCCTATTTAGAATTGAGTTATTGAACGATAGGAGTCGATTCCAAACAGCAATAGAGACCAGTTGTTTTGCTTTATCTTGTCCAATGACGGTTTCATTTAATGCTTGAACCATCTTTTTAGGAGGAATAAGTTCTATTAATTCAGTGGTTGGGAGGGATTCCTGATGACTGGTGTGATCAGCAGGACAGGCAGTAACATAGTTAAAGACGGCATCATCCCATCCTGAGTATGGATTGCTCTTTGACATGATAGCCTCACTGTTTATTGGTGAAGTATTCTATCAACGCCGCAGTTTTTCCGGGGATTGGGCGATCATCCACCGCATTCCCAACTGCAATCGCATCATATAACACACATAAGCCGCTTAAGGCGTGCGCTAAGTGATCTTTTCCACTATCTGATGCGCTATCCTCTCCATCTAGGAAAGAACTGATGTGTCGCATTGCAGCGCTTAGGTATGTGGTGTATTGCACAGGATATTGGGGATCTCGCCAATTATAAGGACCATACTTTTTAGCACCGTCTTGCATACAGTCGGCGATACCAATGATGGCAGAGGAAGGAACTAAACTGATATTGGGTTTCCGGGCCCCCGATATATCTTTGGGATTTATCCCTTTTATTGAATGGGTCATAGCACTCTCCAGAGTCATGGAATTAGATTAGTTTTCATACCAGCTGCTGCCTACTGCAACATCTGTTACCATTGGTACCTCAGTCACTATGGCTTCTTCCATGAACTCTCGTATAGCGGAAACTGCTTGCTTTTCAGTTTCCTTTGGAACAACAAATAATAGCTCATCATGAACACAGCCTACTAATTCAATCTGTAATTCAGGGTTAGTTGCTTTAGCTCTCCAATACTTTGCCATTGCACATATAGTCATATCTGCTGCAGATCCCTGTATCAGCTGATTAAATGCTTTAAAGTATTTCTTAATAGTTCGATTATTCTCTTTGAATCTTTCTGGATGGATATGTCTTCCTCCCAATGATTTAAGATAGCCTCTTGCTTGCATTACTTCTCTGCAAATAGAGGTTGCTTCAGAAAGGAAGGGAAAGAGTCGATTATACTTCTCAATAATGTCTTTACCTTCGGGACCTGCCATTTCTTTTTCAATTTCTTGGTCTCCCTTTATTATTTTACGTATTACAGTTGGTAACCCCAAACTGTGACACAATTTAGCATCTCCCATTCCATAGGATTTCCCCAAGTTAATCGTTTTAGCAGGTGTTCTTGCTATCCCCACAATATCAGCTACTTTCTGATGGAAATCAAGTAAGGGATCATTATTCCACGCGGAACATAGTTCATCGGCTCCTTTGCAATTCAATAGCTTGCCATAGTGTATCTGAATACGTTGTTCTTGATTGCTGTAATCCGCAGAGATAAACGTTTTATCCTTACCCGCTATGAACATGCTCCTGCATACTTTATAGAACTCAGGATCTCTCTTAGGGATTTGTTGTAGATTAGGATTAGAACTACTGAATCGTCCTGTATGTGTCCCAAATACATTGAATTCCCCGTGGACCTTTCCTTGCGTTTCTTCGGAAAGTTGTAGGTTATCTTGAACCGCCATTAGATTTTCAATGAAGGTACCAATAATTTTGTTCAGCTTACGAATACGAAGTACTTTTTTAGCAAGATCACTGTCGTGAGTTTCTAACCATGATTGAGTAATAGAAGACCTTCCCGTACTAGTAACAGGGATATCCGTAAATCCGGATTTCGTGAATGCTTCCACAAGACTTGCAGTAGCAGAGACATTAACTTCCATTTGTAATTCACCGTTAAGTTCTTGTTGTGCATTAGCCGCCATAGAACATAACTTACTGTGATTCTCCTTTAGTTTAGTGTTGTCAATAGTCATGCCATTAATACGTATTTCTGCTAAACAATAATGCAGTTCTGAATACCGGTTGATTAGGATAGACAGTTGTTCATCAGAATATTCACTTCTAAGATGCTTTAGCAGTTTCAGGTACAGTTCTTTTGTTGCAGTAATATCATCCAAGCAATATTGTTCTACAATGTCTTTAGGCAGTCTGTGCATGTTTTGATAAGCAAGCTTAAGTAATACAGAATCATTAGAGGGTCTGTTCACAAACTTACGAGAAGCAGTACTTTTGAGTTCAGTATATAAACCAGTATCAAATACTGCATCTGCTAATAAATGTTCTGATTTCTGACTAACCTTATACTTAATGGCCAGCGTCTTAAGTGAATAGTTTAGATCGAATTCATCCACTAATTTAGCCAACACAATGGTATCGATTAAGATAACCCCTTTATTATAAAGACTTCTGAGCTGTGCTAAAGCGTCTTCTTTCCCTTTTGATTTAGACGCTAAGTACCAACCAAGATCATAAAGAAGATTATGAGCTACCAAATGATTAGTTCCATCAGGAACAGTAAAGTCTTCGGTAAAGGTAGGACCTAGTGCTACATGGCCCTTCTTTTGATAGTAGCCTGCTCCAAGAGAGAAACACTCCAATGTATTGGGATACAAAATAGCGTAAGGCCATCCTGCTCCCATCTTATTTGAAATAGCACTATCTCTGGTTTCATAATCAAAGACTACAAAGTTATCGGTAAACTTAAACGGTTCGTTTTGAATACTTTTCATAAAACCCCCTATTTGAGATGCTTCCAAACTTTATTGTTAACAATATGGTTCATATGACTAGAGCTTATTTTAAATATAGCAGCTAGATGTCGTTGTAGGTAATTTCCTGTTTTATACATACGTCTAATAACAGCGATGTCTAGTTCTGTTAACTTAGCACTTGGATGTGTTTCTCCTCGTACATTATTAGGATGAGGTTCTTTTTTTGTCTTTGTAGGAAGTGTATCCATTTCTATCTCCTTTTAATTAATAACATGTTTGAGTATTGCTTTGTTATATACGCGTAAAGCGTATCTGCTACAGATATCTATTCGTTCCTTTTTAGATAATCTATCTCCCATGTTATCTGTTAAATTAAGTAACCGTCGTGTCATCCCTAATTCTTTCTTTTTAAATCTAAGCTGAACTCCATCTTTCACGAAATTAAATACATGATGATCTTCAACTTTCCAAGATTCCATCTTAGGCGTATTTACAGGACACATGACACCCACTAGATCCATCAATAAATCCCCGTAGCATCTAGGTATTTTTTGACTAAATAACTGTTTTAATGCTGATAAGTCTTGAGAAGAAACTTGCTTTAATGTTGCCATGATAACTGCCTCTTAGAACTAGGTCTCACAGACATCATCAGAGATGTCCATGAGAAGGGGGTGACTAGATAACGTCAGTTCTTACGGACCCTGACGGTTTATTACTTGTTGCTTCTGCTTCGTTCATATAGAACTCATGAAACTCTTTAGGGAGTTCTTTAGCATTGAGCGCTTCCATAATGGTGCTTCTGGTGTACTTAGTCACATCATTCTTAAACACATCGATATCCGGTTCAGAGAATGTGAAGATAAACATTCGTTCCGCGGGCTCAGGTTGAGGTAATCTAGGATCCAACTTAGTTGCTGACTTAACATAAGTTGTTTTATTACCTTCTGAGTTTTCAAACTTTTCGATGTTTAATTGCAAAGGAGCTCCTAACACAGACGCTAATGATTCCTTGGTTCCAAAAACACGTTCAACTTCCGAATTAGAACAATCTTTGAATACACCCATGGCTTTAAAGAACAAATAGAAATTAGAACGTTCATTCATGGTTGCTTTCATTTTCTTTGAAATAGATCGAATGTTTCCGTTACCATCTTTCAATGAAGGTATTTGAAATAAAAGACTGATCATATTCTTCGGAGGTTGGCTTTGATTGTTATATTCTTGTGGATGGACCCCAAGTTGAATAACTGCCTGTAGCGTTGCGTCATATTCACCCGGTTCGATTGGAGTGATAGCTGATGATGTTTTTATTCCTAATATATTACTCATGTGAATACCTCTGTCTTTTAGTTTATGTTATGGACTTCGCGTCCAGAAAATTCTTATCTTATCCATTTCATTTATTCAAATAGGCGCCTCCTTTTCCCTTCAATGGTTAGTCTTACTTGTTGTCCTAACATTGCTCTATTTTCAAATTTCAACTTAACTTCATTTGAGAAATCTTTAGGCGTATATTCATTACTGGGTAATTCTTCACTAAGGATACCCATTCTTTGATACGCTTCTGCTACTAATTCACTACAGAATAAACTTGATAGATCTTCACAATTCATTCCAAAAATTCCGTCATATTCTGATTTAATTAATTCAACAAGATCTTGTTCGTATGCTTTAAGCTTAGACTCCATTCGGAAGGTTGCAAGTGCATTTATCTGTTCAGGAGACCTTTCAGCGATTAATGCTCTCCATGCCACCTTTCCAGCATAGGTAGCGATACGCTGACTCAAAGGAACTAACTGGACTCCTTGACGATGTTCCCCTGATTGTATGTCAACTAGATTACTCAAGGTAGTTGATTCAAGTAACAATAAAGAATCATAAGGTTCCATACGTACCACAATTCCACAGTGGGACCACATAGAACTAGTGACAGTTTGTATTAGACAGCTAACAAAGCTGTTTCCTGAAAACAGAATAATATCTCCTGTCTGTATCATATCTCTACTTTCAGCATAGGTCATATGAAGGTCATTCATGGTCTTCTTCTCCATCTTATTGAATTAAAAAAAGTTTTATATAACAGAACTTGCGTTAGTTGGCACAGATCTTAAAGGCGAGGAATCTTCCTCCAATCTACCTGTGTCGTAGTTATACGTTAGTTTAAATACAGAGCCTTCTAATGAAGAATCCAGACGAGATTTAAGAAACTTAACATGGGTTGTTCTTCGTTCATTAAAATCTTCACTGATCTTATTTCTATAAAGAACCATAATATAGTCAGAGAGTTTTCGAATAGCTCCTGAACCATAAATATTAGTTAGGTTAGGACATCTGCCACTTTCCCACGTTAGTCCAGGAGGATTGAATGCATTACTGGAATCTTCTTCACTGACATCCATAAATCCTCCCTTGCTAACATTCTTCCCTACATAGGTCTGCTTGCCTATCGTGTCATTGTTTAAATGACATAGAATGAGTACAGAGACATTTAATTCTTTAATGAGACTGTGAAATTGATTAGCAGCATGTCCCATAAAGGTCACATCATTGACTGTCTTGCCGTCAATAACAGAATTAGCACAAAGAGCCGTTAAGTTATCAATAACAATAAACTTCACATCTAAGCACTTAACTAAGTAACGTATATTCAAACAAATACTTTCTAGACTTAGTGCTCCTCTGTTGTCATACAGGAATAAGTTATCTTCAAGAGCGTCCATTTGTTCTTCAATGATTTTACTGTCCCACCATTCTTCATCAGGTAAGTGCAGTCTCTTATTTAACTTTGAACCAATAAAACGTTGCACAGTACTAGCGGCATCTTGTTCAAAACTAAACAGTCCACATTTCACTTCACTGTCAATTAAATGAAACACGAGTTCTTTAACAAACTCTGTATTGTGAGTGACTTGGAAGTCTTCTACTAGGAATCGACAATCTCCTTGTAGGGTGAAACCACAGTAATCTCCCAAGGCCAGTTCTGTTACTGTAATGCTTGATGTGCTTATAAAACGATTATCCTGATCAGGTAAACTTCTCCAAATAACATTTATTGTTGGTATTTCCCAAACAGGTCCCGTGATGTGAATGCATAGTTTATCTTGGAATTCTTCGATTAACTTTCCGAAACAACCAAGACTTCGTATTAAGAATAATGTATTTTCTGTATCGCATGTTTCTGATAAGAATAGAATGTATCCTTCTTTTATCACATAGCCTTGTCTGTCAATCATTCCCGCTAATACTTTCTTTCGTGTTCTTTTAGAATTGATTGTATATTGAGAATCTATTTCTCCTGAACAATAGTTAGCGCCATACGCATAAGGATCGTCCTCTGTCACATGATGCTCTAATTCAATAGCGACATGAACGGCCTTAAGCACTTCTTGTTTCTGTGCAGACATATCAAGATAGTCGGTTACACAGATGTCGTACCACTCTCCTTCATTGAGTCCGAATTCATCTGAGATACTACAAAGAGTTAACAGGTGACAATCATTAACCGTATAGGACATTCCTTTCATTGAACTGATCTTATACATAGGTGCCTTTCCAGAACCAAGATTAATAACCTTTCTTGGTGAACTATCCGGACCCATTAGCATGTCTCCCATTACAACGTTCTTAGCTTGCTTGTAACGACCTGAATGCATGAGTACTTTAGTGTCGGGGGCAAGACACTTTCCTTGTCCTTCAGCAGCAGCTACGGTATACATGCTTCCTGGCATAAGTCCTCTTGTTACAGCATTCATATGTTCATAAGGCCACTGCAATCCAAACTCAGGCTTCTTTAATACTCTGTTCTTAATCTCCGATATTCTAACGATAGTAGAAGGTTTTAATATTTCTGCATTCCAGATACATCGTTTAAGTTCTTCTTCTCTGCCTGCAATCACCATATCATTTGGATCTTTCAGAGGAAGATGAGCCACACGTACCTTTCCTATCTCAAACAAGCCAACGGCTTCTGCTGTCGACTTTTCTCCTGCCTCATCACTATCAAGACATAAGATGCAATAGGCCCATCCGCTAAGCCATTCTATATTTTCTGAGATTAACTTAAGGTTATTTGCTCCACAGATAGACACAGCGGGATAATTCATTGCTTGTTGAACTGCAACGGCATCAAACTCTCCTTCGGTAATTATGATAGGAATCTTTTTAGATGGCGTAAACGCTTGCATTCCAAACAATGATTTACTTTTACTGTCTCCTAGTTGAGTACATTTTCCTCTATCAGCCAGTGTTCTTAGCTTCTGTTTAACAATCTGGCCATTGTAGTAGAAAGGAAAGAGAACACAGGTCTCATTATAAACATAAGTATTTGCATTTATGTGTCCTGTAAACTCACATACTTTTACATTATATTTACTCAAAGATTCATAGGTTAGCTTTCTACTAGGAATTGCAACAATGTCTCCTTTCATGAAGGTTGTATTTTCGACAGAAGAGTATTGAGGAACGCCAGAAGACTCTTCCTTATCTTGTGTTTCAGTGGTTGCTGAAGACTTATCAGTGTATCCGCATGCATAACAGTAGGACCCGTCCTCATAGACGCTTAGATTGTCTTTAGTTGTGTCTTTTCCTGCTTTGGCACACTCGGGACACTGAGTCTTTTCAAGTAACTTGCTCATTACATTATCCCGTGTTCGATTGATATCTCTGACATTAACAACTGGATATCAAAAATGTTAGAAGGAATTTCTCTGTAGTTAGAACTTTCATTTAAATATTTAATATCTCCATTAATGTGATGCTTATATAGGTAATCATGATTGTTGTTAATTTCTACTACATCTCCATTTTTCATAACAAGGATGGTGAAGGAGGTATCTTCTGTTTCCATTGTTTTTCCATAAAATCTAATTAATTCAAGTAGGTCGAAAAATAACGCTCTTTTTTCCATCTTGCTTATAAAGTTAATCATAAATTACTCCTCGTCCGTGAATGAAAATTCCTGGTAAGGATCCGAATCTGGAAGTTCAAATTCATCAGAGTAACAAGATTCATCGTGGACTATTTCTTCGCATAGTAAATCGAAATCTTCTTCAGGGAGTTCGCCTAAAATATCGATAATATAATCAAGTGTGGGGTCAAAGTTTTTCATGTTAATACTCTCCAGTGGATTAGACATGATTCCTTTCTCTTAAATATCTAACGTCCTGTTAATATAACTAATAGCTGATCTTCGTAAAAGGTTCCAGTCACTATTAGAAACAACTTAATTGTTTCAGACTAACGTATTGTTTTTACGGATGAGGTTATTGTCTATTTAGGTTTTAGATATTTAATGGCTTCAGTAATAATAATTGCGTAGGTATCTAAAGAGATAACATCGCCCATCAGAAGCAGTTGAAGTTCTTTAACTAATCTTTTGTAGTACAACGGGGTACGAGCATCGGCAAGTGCAGACATTGCTATCAGCACCCCCTCAATATTCGCTGAGGTAGGAAATTGTTTGATATTCATATTCTTCTCCAGAATGTTTTTAATACTTAACTTAGCGGTTCTGTTTTAATCCGTTGAAACAGAATTACTACAACCTCCGAACCCTCTTGCATATTCAGGGTAAGGATTTCCAAAACCAGGCTTAGCTACAATTGCTAACACGCCACTTAACATGACAAGGACAGTAAGGACACACATAATCACCATTACTTTAGCTTCTAACTCAGGGGGTAGCGATTTCATATTATCTCTCCAAAGGGTTGAATAAGATTATAAATTGCACTCTCCGTGTACTTGTAAACTTGAAAGTAAAAACACAAAAGTCCTTGAATCTATTTGTCCATTGGTATACAGATAAGTTAGTTCATGAACTGCTTCTAAGAAGTTAATTTTTGAGGGCTGTTCAAAGAATTCTTTACAGCACATCATAAATCCAAGTTCACCGTTCGACATCTTCTTGCTCTTCTCCATTAACTTAAGCATGGAAGACAGTGATTTTGTTTTAGTTTCTATATTAGTTGATTTCATTACTTGCTCCTTTTAAATGATTTAATTCGTTCTAGTTTAGATAACATGCCTTGTCTTTGAGTCTTATGATACTCTTTAGAGATCTCTCCCTTGCAGTAGGCTATTGCAAGTGATCTCATGGCATCTACATACGCATTCTGCGTTACAGTTTGATTAAACACATGCAATGCATTACACACCTCATGATGGACGGTCTTCCTCTCTTTTTTTACGTAAGTATGCTTCATGGGATTTAATCTCCTTTGTAAAGTCAGGGTTAAAAAAAGTTGCTGCTAATATCCCAAATGCAAAGATACAGATGAGAGACAACAGCAACATCAGGGGGAAGACTGGCAATAGAACAACATACCAAGGCCAGTCTAAGTCAAAGAACACGGTACATATCAATAAAAAGATAGCTAAATAAGTTAAATGTTTCATCTTTCATTCTCCTTCGTTTTAAGACTATGTTATAGGTGACCAGCAACCTTCATATTACTTATCACATACTCTTCGATACACGGACTCTAGGGCGGCTTAATTAGCCTATAATACTCTCGTAGTTACTTAGAGATTCATCAGGTACTCCTGCTCCTCTCTTTTCTGCATTATGTTTACGGATAAGGTCATACATAACGGAACGACAGATTAGGGTAATCCACGTACTGATGCTGCTTCGTTCTTCGGCATATTTATCGTAATAGACACAGATACGTTCCCATGCATATTGTGTTAGATCATCGAGATCTTCTCTTGGTAACTTTTTTAAGAAAGATCGGCACACTCCTTGAACCATTCGACGATGACTGTCATGAATATCCGAAAGATCCTTGCGCATCTCATTGGATAGGGGCATAAGAACTCTCCTGCTATTTGTTGACTAGTCCTACGAAATGTTTAGAACACTTTGATTTCAATTCTTCTATCAACTTCCTCTGGTCTTTGGTCAAGCTAGAGGATTTGTCATAGGCAGCAATAACTTGCCAGACTTCATGTAGACATCGATAAAAGTATTGACCGCTAACAGTGGAAAGACATTCGATAGAATATTGTTCTAACGACTCGTCTTCACCTTGTTCTAAAAAGATAGTGATTGATTTCATAGAAAGGCTCCGTGGTATTAATAATTAACATGGGCAAGAACAGTCATAGTGGGTTCTAGTGCTAAAAGGGCTTGAGTAACAACCCATCCAAGCACTCCAAACACAACAACTCTCTTCCAAGTGATTAATACGTAACCTTTTATGATAAGAAAAGTGAGGCAAGCAAGTACGGTGATGATGAATAACATGGTAACTCTCCAGAGTTAAGTTTTACTTCTTAAAATCTTTATTCACTTAGCATTAAATGGGCATAACAAGCAGTTAATACTGATACTGTAAGGATAGTGATTAGTAACATGATGTCTCTCCGTTTGATTAGTTTCTCTTTGGTACACTGTAAATATAGGTCAGGATTGGGGACTTAACAAGTAAATAAAGTGAAAAATAGACTAAAGTACTAGAAGAAAAGACGAATGGTTTACGTATAAATATATATTTACTATAGATTATACTAATACTACTAATACTATAAAGACTATAACTACTGTAACTACTACTAATACTATAAAGACTATAACTACTGTAACTACTACTAATACTATAAAGACTATAACTACTGTAACTACTACTAATACTAT